TTATCTTTTCCCATTTTTTAAAACCTTTGCCACGAAGTCACCTGCCTGCCGCGCCAACGGCGCAGGTAGACAAAGTCACGAAGTTTTTAAAATTATTTTTTCTTCTTGGTGTCTTAGTGCCTTAGTGGCTATCCTTCTTGTGTTTCGTGACTAACGCGTGAATCTGTATCAGCGTATCCAGCAAGTCCCGTGCCTCCGGCCTGGTCATCTGCAGGTGAGAGATCTCAAAAACCAGGGGAAGGGCGTGAAAATCATACACGAACTGCGTGTTGATGGTATTGTAGAGATCGATGGTCTCCTGCTCTTCATCGGAGAGCAGCGGCAGGCCGCAATTATCACAGTCCGGCTCGATGCCGTCGATCTCCAGGTTTTGTTCGCACTGGGCACAATTGACATGCGGAAAATCCAGCGTAAACTTGATATATTCCTCAAGATTGCTCAGCCTTTTTTTTTATCGGCATCATCATCGGGACTGCTCATAATGGAATCCTGATCACAGGCCTCGATAATTTCCACCTGAACGGAGCCCGGAAGGCGCACTTTAGTTTCTTTTGTGCATTCGACATCTTTGCCGGACGTCGGGCTTCGCACCTTTTTCCACCACTTGATCATATAATCGAGCAGATCTTCGTTGATTGCGTCGTCGTCTACCTGTTCGATCTTTATGCCCCTGCGAAACTTGGGCGGCCTGGTATGTTTCCGTTTTATCGTCCGGTAGATCTCCGTATTGAAACGACGCAGGCCAAAGACCGATTCTCCGATGGGGTATTCAAATTCTTCGTCATCCTCTACGATTTGTACAAACGACATAATGCCTCCTTTTAGTCGGCAGCTGATAGCCATTTAGCTGATAGCCCTTCGGCGGTGAGCCGCGCAGGGCGGTCGAACCGCTGATAGCTCTAAGCTGCTAAGTTGCTAAACTGCTATGAGCTTATCCGAGGGGATCCGTGGTTCTTTTATTCTGTATATCGATCTGAAACGGCTTGGTGATCCCGGTCATACCGGTCGGGGCGGTATCCGTGCCGAGCAGTCTGAATTTCAGGGTCGAGGGGATCTTTCCCGCGCCTGCTATGGCCGCCTCCGGATCTATGAGTTTCATATTCGGCATGGTGATCTTCATCTCATAGTAATAGGTCGATTCGATCTGTGCGCCCTTGAAATAGATCTCCCCTTTTTTTCGGGTATCCGCAATCCAGTCCTCAAAAAATCCGTGGTTGATATCGTTATACCGGGGAAAATTCAGGGTCAGGATCGGCTCCGGAAAATCATTATCGGCCGGCTCATTAATGTAATTGCTGCCGGGTAGATGATCCCCTTCAGCCGGGCGGTTAAATGCCAGCTCGATGGAGTTTGGATATACCTTGTCGTCGGCATCCACGGCATCGCCGGATTCGTCGTTGATCTCGACCGTGGTGTCCGCATTCATGATGATCCGGTTTCCCTTGTCCGGGTAGGTCAGATCGGCGAGCGTCGTGGTCGTGTTTGCTTCGGAGGCCAGCGTAAGCTGGTCCGCGATCGCATTGAGCGTGAGCTTTGCCGGGAGATTCATCTCCGCTGCGAGGGTGAATCCGTGCAGCTTCACGGATGTAAATTCCCACGCCTTATCCGATTTTTTCTTGATAGCGACCGTGGCAAAGAGTCCTGTCATGGCATCGGCAATTACATAGCTGTTGGTATAGGCATCTGATTCCCCTTGCTGGCTCGGTGTGCCCGCCGTGCCCATGATCAGGGCCAGGGCCACATCCAAACCCTCGTATCTGAGATATGCCTCGATATTGCCTGCAACGTCGATCTTGCCCTGGTCGGTGCGCTGGATAAAGGCCAGTCCCACGCTGTCATCCAAAAGCTCCTCTATTTTCTGGCTGAGTGATTCCGAGGTGATCAGGATGCCGTCGTTGGCGCCGCATACCACTGCGGTGCCCCAGGTAGCCGCCTTTTTCAGCCCTATCAGGATCTCTCTGCCGGTGATTGGTGTTCCCATTTGTTACCTCCTTTTTTTTCGCCACAAATCTTCACAAATTTTCACGAATATATCTTTTGTTTTTAACTTAAAAAATTAGTGTGAATTCGTGTCATTCGTGGCTACTTTTTCTTTCTTATCCGCCGTGTTTTTGGCGGGTTCTTTCACCCGTTTCAATAGACCTGATTCCAGGTATGGCTTGGCTATCTTTCCATCCAGGTCAAAAGGCTCGTTCGGTACGAGTTTTCCGAGCTGTGGATGATATGTCTCGTGCCCGGGTCCGTGATAATAGACTTTCATGGTGCCCTCCTTGTTAGATTACGACTTTCGAATACCGTATCATGATCGATTTCATTTGTATCGCTGTCTCTTCATCCGCCAGGAGCTCACTCTCCGATTCCGATACCGGTATGGCCGCCTCGTAGGTATCAGAGAATTTTTCATCGTTTAACGAAGCCTTGATATCGGCAATAATATCCAGCACGCCCTTTTTGCCGGTGGCTGTATCTCCCATGATTGCGGCCTCTGGCTTCTGGAGCTGCACATAGACGATGGCCTTCACATAAAGCTCGTCGGTTTCCTGGTCGCCCGTCTCGATAGTGTACAGCACCTCGCCGTCCTTCAGGCCCACCGCCGGGAATTTGACCGCATCCGGGATTAGACGTTCGTCCTCGGTCACGTAAATATCGCTGTGCCGGATGTATGTTAAATCCGTCTTAAGCTGTGTTTTAATGGCGGTTAAAAGGGTTTTCACCGTTCACCGTTCACCGTTCTCCGTTCATCGTTCACCGACAAGATGGTCTACAAAAATGCGCCCGAATACTCTCCAATCCTCATCCTGAATTACCAGGAATGGCCGGGCAGGCATGGTAAAGCCCGGGATCGTGACCTTCTTTGCAAATCGCACATTTCCGCCCCTGTCGATCCAGCGCAGGGCCTTTGCGCGTTTTGGAAAAATTGTCCTTCCCGCGACCTTTCCGCCGAGCTGATGCATGGCAGCGTATTTGACGTTGGTGCCGACCGTGAGTTTCTTTCCGGTCACATTCATGGTGATCGAGCGCATGAGCCTGGCCGTGTCGATCAATGTTTTGCCACCGGTTAGCGCCCGCTTGCTGGGCTTCCACCGCACCGGGCGACCGCCTGCCTTAAAGTTTTTGGAAATCGAGCGCAACAGCACCAACCCGCATTCCCTGAGCGCCTTCTGGGGCCGTGTGAGCCGTGTGGACAGGCCCTTGAGCGCGGTCTTCATTTCCATCTCTTTGATCGTTGTTTTGATGGTGATCATATTCTCTCGCCACAAAGGCACTAAGGCACGAAGAAGATAAGATACTGTTTAAAAAACTTAGTGTCTTGGTGTCTTTGTGGCACTCCTTTAATAATTATCCAACGTCCCGCTTGATCTGTCCGAATCTCTGCCAATAGAAAACTTCCTGTCACTCTTCACCGCAGTGGTCTCGGGGCCGCCGTCCGAATCATCCGGCGCCGTGGATCCCAGCGATGCCTTGCCGGTAGATATATCTCTTAAAAATCGAATGGCACTGTCATAGCGCTGCTTTCGGTCCTCGGGCGCTCCCTTTCTTCGGGCATAGAGATTATAGATCGAGATATCGACCGAGAGCTTGCGCACCATTGCAGGTGTCTCAGAGAACGGCACCTCATAGTGCGCCCCGCAATAGGAATCGATCTCCGAGTCGGCGTCTGCAATGGCGCGGGTAACCGCATCGTCGTCGACCACACCTGCATCCACATCGTCGGTGAGCTGGATGAGGATATCCTCATCCAGCTGCTCCAATATGTCTGTTTGTGCTGAGTAGGCCACTATTTTTTACCCTTCTTTTTCGCTGCATTCGCTGTAGGTTTCAGGAATGCCACCTTTTCCGGTTTTTCCACAGCAGGCAGAGCGGTCACTTTCTCAAATTTCTGCTTTATGCTCGTGGCCAGGAGCTCCTCGGCAAAGTCATCAGGATACTCTTTGACGTCACCTTTCCTGTGCGGGCCGTAGGGAGCGACATTTACATCGCCTGACGGCCCGAGATATTTTATTTGCATCACACACCTCCCTGGTTTTGCCACGAAGACACAAAGGCACGAAAAAATACTATCTATAAACCTTGGTGTCTTGGTGCCTTAGTGGCACCAATTATCTTACGTCGCGTACGTATCGTTCCAGAGATATCCGCAATCTTCGCTAACTTGCAAGATCTCCGTCTCCTCGGCCACCTCGTACACATCCTGATGCTCTGCCTTCTCACGCCATGTGGATGTCCTTCGTGGCTGCCCATTCTCATAGGCGATGCGGACCTGTATGCCCGCTGTGGGGACCTTGAGCCCGAGTCTTTGTGGCCGGTAAAAGAGAAACCCCATACCTTTGCCCGCGTTTACCTCCCAGATATCGGCAGCGGTGAAGTCGTCTCCCGCAGCTGTCTCCTCGGCCGTACTCTTGACTGCCTTGCCTACCAACACCTCGTCCAGTTCGAGCAGGGCTGCCAGAAGGTCGGTGCCAAATACGCCCCGCTGGGTATATTTGATCTTGTCCAGGATGGCCGCGCACTCCTTAAGCGCAAGATAGGTGGCAAAGTCGATGAGCAGAGTATTGGCGATTACACCGCACTCCTTGATCTTTTTCTTGCCGGTTGTTATGTCAGTCAGGAAGGTGTTTGTGTCACCCGCCGGTGACCATAGACCCTCTGCATCCACGCCGCCGGCGTTGCCGTCCGCCCATGTTCCGGCGGTGATAAGCGCGGCAGTGCGGATCTCTTTTTTCAGATCGACCTTATCGGTTGCAAACTCGATGGCGTCCTGGTCCGGATTAAGCACCGGGGCGCCCTGGGACTTTACAAACCGGCGATCCTCGTCCGTGACCTCCTTGGCGAATGCGTATTCCTCCGTCGCGATCGAGACCGAGGTCAGCGGATATCCGCCTCGCCTGGCACGCGTACCTGCGGCACGTATGCCTGCCTCGTCCCGGAACCATGCTCCTTTCCGGTATCGAGTGATTTTTGCCTTTGGGTCCGCCCCATCCAATATGGGGAATACCCTGTCGGCAATGTACTCCATGTTGCGGTATGCAACGGATATACCTGCCAGGGGACCCGCTACTATTTCTTCTTTTATGTTCGGTTGTCCCATAATCTGCCTCCTTTTTTTTGCCCTCCGGGCCATAGGCCCTATGGGCCGGTGGCCACTAAGGCACGAAGTCACTAAGAAAAGATAATTATAAAAACTTTGTGTCTTAGTGCCTTTGTGGCTAATGATTAATGCACTACTGTTCCAAGGCTGTAAACATCATAGGTCGCGGCTGCGGTCATGATGAGTAGAAAGCGCTTGGTGTTGTTCTGCGCGATGGTCATGGTGCCCTTTGCAGTACCATTGTCGCCGGCGGCAACGGTGATCGTATGTGCCCCTCCGGCCGAGTTTTTGACCGTGAACTCGATTGCATTGCCGATC